ATACGCCCGGTGGCGCGGGCGCGCTTGTGTTGGCGGGGGCGCGATCGACCGCCAGCGTGGATGGGTCGGGTGGAAGTGTGACCTCCGCGAACGTAGCGAGCATGAACGTTGTCACGAAGGCGGCGGCCACATGGACCGCGGGGCAGGCGAAGATCTGCCTAAACGGCGGTGCCGTGGCGACAAGCGCGGCGATGACAACGGGTTTTGGTATTTATGCGACCACCGGCAACCGCTTCATGAGTGTTGGTCCGGCGCTATCCAACGACAATACCAGCGGCCACATTCGACACCTGTCCTACGCGCCGCTCGTGTGGTCCGACGCTCAGATGCAGCAGGTGACGACGTGACCGGGTCATCCTTAGCGACGGAAGGGGCTAAACTCTCCATGGATGCGGCTCGAGGCTTCCCGGTATGCGGCGTGGGCTTCCTCAGCGGTGTTGAATGTGCCGAGAGAACGTCTTTTCCCCGCTTGATCTCTGATCTTCGCCATAAATCGGTTCCGGCGTTTGGTTACGCCAACAAGACCAGCAAATCCGACTTGCTTAACTACATTCCTGTTGTTCTGAAGCATGGTAGCCGAGCGTATATTTTCCAACGTGTTGTTCGTTCTGTCGCCATCCTTATGGTCGATCCATTCAGGATCAATCCCGTAATGCATTTTGTAGATAATGCGAGAAACATAAAAACGACGGTTATCAAGGCATACCTGCCAGTAGCCCTTAACGGACAACCGTCCAGCAATGTGGCCCGCCCATTTCCCGTTCCACGACATGCGATTTTGGAGGCTTGTGAAATGCTCGCGTGGCCGACTACGCCAGCGAAGTTCGCCGGGGGCGGGCTCATATTCAAAGCACTGGTGAAGATACTCCGCCGATGGCAGGGTAATAAAAGCCTTAGGCATGGGTCATATCCTTGCTTTTGGTCAGGATGCGTGAGGGCGTTCGCAGCGCCCTCCGCACCCGCTGGAGTGTAGCACATGCCTCCAGGTTATCCATGGTCCCAAGGTGACGCGCTATTCGCTGATGATCTGAACGCGGCCATCGCCAGCGCCAGCGCGGGCGGTGATACGGCGATCAATGTCATCGATTATGGCGCCGACCCGACGGGTGTCGCGGACAGCACGACGGCGTTCCGCGCGGCCGTGGCGACCAATCGGCGGGTGCGTATCCCCGCTGGCGTTTACAAAATCACCGACGCGATCACGGTCACCACCGGGCAGATCATTCAAGGTGATGGCGCGCGCACGAGCTGTTTAAGCATTCCCACCACCGCCAATATGAGCGCCGCTGGCCTGCCGTTCGTGCTGGGTCCAGGCACGCGCGAGAAGGACGTTGAAATCCGCGATCTGTGGATACGGTTCTCGCAGCCTGATTTCGCGGGCATGACGCGGGCTGATATCATTCACTACCCACCCGCGATCAATACGATCGCCGGGAACCGCGCCAAGTTCACGAACCTGTGCATCAGCAACGCCTGGATCGGTATCGACTACGACGGCGGCGGCGCGGGCTTCCTCGATCGTGTCGAGATCAGCGCCTACAGCATCGGACTGCGGTTCGGGCAGACGACGCCGGTCCTGGACGGCACGCATGTGTCGAATTTCCATTTCTGGAACTTCGATATGACCACCAATCAGGTCGCCGTGGCCTGGGACGGCGTGACGCTCGCGGCGGATATTGGGCGCATCGATGGGCTGGTCGCTTCGGACTGGGTGATATTCAGGGCCAGCGTCATCATCAGGTCCACCGCCGGGGTCGGTGGAATGTATTACATGTCCAACATCATGCTGGACAGCATCTCATCGCAGCTCATCATTCAGAATTCGTTGATCTTCGAGGCGCTAAACTTTCATTTCACCAAGGGCGGCGGTGTCGAGACGCCCGCCATCCTCATCCAAGGCGGACGTAATTCGTTCACCAGCACGTCGGTCACGTCCTCGATGGTATCCACCGCCGCCATTCAGGTGACCGGAGGAGGCGTGGCGTTCAACGGCGGCGCGCCGTGGTGGAAGGAAGGCGCGGCGGCTGAGTTCGTAGCCGTCACGGGCGGCAACTGCACTCTGAACAACATCACGTTCGCGACACATGCCGCCGCGCACACCGCGCCGTTCGTGCATCAGAGCGGCGCCGGCTACCTGAACATCAACAGTTGCAATTTCCCCCCGGCGAACGTGGCCGGCGTAGCGGTCCAGTTGGACACCGTCGTCGCCGGGAACATGATCGGCACCAGCAATAATTTCGGTAAGTTGACACTGGCTGGCGCGGCGATCGAGTCCAGCGCGGTCGGCACGGTCAACGCGCAAACCGTGGTGGTGACACAGGCGCCGCTCGCGACGGAAGCGCAACTGATCGTGCGAGGCGGCGCGGCTGGCGTGAACGGCGCGGAGGGGAAGTTACGGCTGCACGGCTCGTTTCCAACGACGACCGACTACACCCCCTACCTCGCGGCGTCATTCCGCGCCGGGTGGTCGTCGGCTTCGTTCGCGTCCGCGTATCTGGACCTGTGGTTGACCAACGCGACCAACAGCGCGGCCTCGGACGCCAACATGACCCAGGTCGCGCGGTTCACGCCTACGTCGCTCGCGTTATCCGTCAATCAGGTGACACAAGGCGGCGATGCCGTCGCCGTTGATCAGTATTACAGCTTCAACACGGCGTCGGGTCGTTCGCGCAATCTTCGGTTCCTGACCGCTGGCTCGCCGCGTTTCACGCTGACCTGCTCGTCCACGGACGACTTTGTTATTAGCAACTTCGACAACGCGGGGGCGGCGTTGTTCAACTCGTTCTACATCAGGCGGCTGACAGGCATGATTGGAGTGGCCCGGCTTCCGTCCTCAACTTCTTACGCCAATGACGCGGCGGCGGCTGTTGGCGGTGTCGCCGTGGGCGATGTTTATCGGAACGGAAGCGTTATGCAAGTGAGGGTGGCATGAGCGGTTTTAACAACGATCTCCCGCTCCCCGTCAGCCTGTCCCGTCAACAGTGGGAACACGCGCTGACGATGATGGCAAAACAACCTTTCGAACAAGTCGCGCTACTGATTGCTGAGATACAGCGACAGTGCCAGATGCACGAGATGCGGCAGCGCGTGAACCAGCAACAGCAGCCGCGCCTCGTGCCGGAAGACTACGCGCCGATCGAGCAAGTGGCGGAATGAGCCAGTCCCTTTACCCCGATCCGCCGACCGACCCCGAGGCCGCCGAGGCATCGCGGCCAAAGGGCGGCCCCGGCATCGCGGGTGATCGTTACCCGCGTGATCTGGACGACCTGCACGCGCGGCAGGTCCAGTGGTTCGAGGACAGCGAAACGGCGACCGCCGATGGTCGGCGCATGTCGCAACGCGATCGCGACTACAAGGACGGATACCAGTGGAGTTCGGTGGAAAAGGAAGCCCTGAAGGCACGCGGCCAGCCGGAAATAACCATCAATAAGATCGCCGATAAAGTCGAGCTGATGTGCGGCCTTGAGCGCAAGTCGCGCACCGATCCCAAGGCGTTCGCCCGCAATCCAACCGATGAGGACAAGGCCAACGCCGCGACGCAGGGGCTTCGATACATTTCCGACGACAACAACTTCCCCCTGATCCGCTCTGATGTTTACGAATCCCTCATGGTCGAGGGCGCGGGCGGCGCTGATCTGGCGCTGGAGGATGATGGGCGGGGCGGCGCGGACATCACGATCACCCAGGTGCCTTTCGATCGCCTGTTCTGGGACCCGCACTCGCGCCGCCTGGATTTCAGCGACGCGCGCTACAAAGGCATCGTGATCTGGATGGATCGCGACCAGGCATACGAGACGTGGCCCGACGCGGAGGATCTGATCTCCGATACGTTCGCGACGCAGACCGGATCTTACTCCGACCGGCCGCACGATATCATCTGGTGCGACAGCAAGCGCGAGCGCGTCCGCATCGTTCAGATGCACTGGCAGGAGAAAAACGAATGGTGGGTCTCCACCTTGACCCGCGTCGGTTTCCTGGCCGAACCGATGAAATCACCGTTCCTGGATGGTAAGGCCCGATCGACGGCCGGCCTCATCATGGCGTCCGCGCACGTCGATCGTGAGAACAATCGTTACGGTATGGTCCGTAACCTGATTTCCGTGCAGGACGAGATCAATAAACGACGTAGCAAGGCGCTGCATCTTCTGAGCGTGCGGCAGGTCATCGCGGAAGATGGCGCGGTCGCGGATCAGGACCATGCGCGGCGGGAAGTGGCGAAGCCGGACGGTTACATTTCCATCAATCCCGGAATGAAATTCGAGATCCAGGAAGGCGGCGAACTCGCACAGGGCCAGTTCAAATTGCTGGAACACGCGACGGCGGAAATGCAGGCGTCGGGGCCGAACGCGGCGATGAGCGGCACCGATCCACGCGAACTGTCCGGACGGGCCATTCTCGCGCAGCAAGCGGGAGGTGCGGCGACCCACGAGCCGATCGCCGATACGCTGCGGATGTGGAGCAGGACGGTCTACGAGGTCGCCTGGATGGCGGCGCGGCAGTATTGGACGGCCGGGCGTTTCGTGCATGTGACGGACGACCTGGGCTCGACGAAATACGTTGGCATCAACCAGCCGGTGCGCCTGATGGACGAACTGGCGGCGATGCCGGAGCAGCAGCGCGCCGCCGCGATGCAACAGATGCAGATCGTGCCGGGCGATCCACGGCTCGAACAGGTGATACGGATCGACAACGATATCACGGACATGGACATCGACATCACGATCGAGGAGGGCATCGATGTCCCGTCGATCCAGGCGGAGCAATTCCAGGTCCTGATCCAGTTGGCCGGCACGCAGCCGGGCCTGATCCCGCCGGAGATCCTGATCGCCGCCAGCAATTTGAGAAACAAGGACGAACTGTTGGAGATGCTGAAAGAGCACCAGCGGGCGGCGGCGCAAAAGCAGCAGGTCGTGGAGAAAATGGCGACCGACAAGGCCGAGGCCGACACCACGGCGACGCGGGCGAAGGCGGCGGCGGACTTCGCGCTGGCCAAGGAGCGACAGCACGCGAGCGTCCACCATGTCGCCGACGTGCATGGCGGGTGGAACGACATGAACGCGCCGCCCGACTCGCCGTCCGATCCCGGAACCGTGGTCCCGCCGGAGGTTCAGGCCGCGCTGAACGACGCCGATATCAGGGGCAGGCACGCCAAGGCAGCGGCGGACGAGGCGCGCGCGGGTGATCTGCGGCAATCGGCGGTGGAGCGGGTCAACAACATTCTGATCGCCCGCCACAACGCGCTGGCGCCGCCTGAACAGCCGGGGACAGCATGAGCGAGACACCCTCACAACTCGACGCCTTCTTATCCAGCGGCGCCCAGCCCGAGGCCGCTGACACGCCCGCGCCGCAAGAGTCCAAGGCAGCGCCAGAGGCGGCGCCGGAGAAGTCGGCGCCAGCCGCCAAGGAGCCAGCCAAGGCCGCACCGGAGCCGGACGACGACGCGGACCCTGGTGAGCCAGCGCCGCACGAAGCGATTGTCCCCCGCAGCGCCTATGAAAAGGAGCGCGCCCGCCGTCAGGATTGGAAGTCGCGCGCCGTCGCGGTCGAGACCGAGATGGCTCTACTCAAACAGCAGTTGGAGGAGGCCAAGAAGGCCCCGCCACCCGCCGCCGCGCCGCCCGCGATGCTCGAGCCGATCGACCCGGCGCGCGATCCCGAGGGCTACACGAGAAGGGTTAGAGGGGTCGTTTTGAATGAGAGACTAAACACATCCGAAATGATGGCGCTCGACAAGCACGGAAAAGAGGTCATCGACGCTGAGACCGAGTATTTCCAGCGGCGCACGCAGGCTGATCCGCGGCTATGGAACGAACTGTATTCGAAGCCCCACCCCTACCAGTGGATGATCGACAATAACGCCACGGCGCGGCTGCATGAGGAAATCGGCACCGATCCGGCGGCGTATCGAGCCAGGATCGCGGCTGAAGAGCGGGCGAAGTGGGAAGCCGAGGGTGGTGCGGCGCAGCGCGTTTCCCCGGCGGCAGGTCTTCCTCCCTCGTTGGCCAGCGCTCGATCTGCCGCTCCCCGAGGCACCAACGCCTTTTCAGGCCCCCCTTCACTCAGCGATATCCTTGCGAGACCGCAACGGCGTGGCTGACCTCGCGACCATCACCGCCATCCTCTACGCCGCGCGCTACGCCCGCCGCGTGCCTGAGTCGGTGGTCGAGAAACACCGGACTATCGCGGAATCGTATGCCGATGCTATGTTGATAGTCGCCGGGGTCCAGGACCGGCACGAGGCGGACGACATCCGTTCGACCCTCGCTCGATTGCTGGAAGCCGAGCCAGAGCAACCGCCGCCGTCGCCGGGCAACAAAACGGGCGTATTCGCGGAAGCAAAGGCAACCCGTCGCCGGGGTTAATTCGGGCGCTGGGCACCGCTGGCCCTTAAAGCAGCGTGACCCGTCGCCGGGGGACCAGCGGGCGTGACTTCAATCGAACCGTGCAAATCGCCCGTGTAGGCGTTGCGCTGCCTCAATGTAGGCCGCGTGTGCGTCTTCTTGGTTCTTGAAGGTGCCCAGGTAATGGTTCTTGCGGCCAAGTGTGATCATGGCTGTCCAACGTCCTGTTTGGGCGTTTTGAACCGCGCCCTTAAGCGTGCCCTCACGGATTGTTCGTCGGTTTCGGTTGTTCTCCGCTCGCGTGGCCGGTCGCAGATTGCTCCAGGCGTTGTTCGACGGAATGCCGTCGATATGGTCGAGGACTTCGGCAGGCCATTCTCCCGTGACGTGCAGCCAAATCAGGCGATGGGCCTGATACGCGAAATCATGAAGCCTTACCGTCAGGTAGCCATACTGACCATCACGGCAACCTGCCGGTTTGCCAGCAAAGCGTTTGTTCACGCGCGGCAATACGTCGTCGCGATGTCGCCAAAACAGCAGCCCGGTCGCCGGGTCATAGTCCAGGGCGCGTCTGACCATCTCCGCTGTGAGTTGGTCAGGGGGAACGGCGGTTTTGATTGGCATGGCCACATGAATAGCACTGCGCCAATCCGAGAGAAAGCGAGTTCTCATCAACTCGTTGCTCTAGGAGCATAGTCCTTTGGCCGATATGAACGTCACCCCGGCACGCGCCGGTTTAACCCCCACTATCTGGGACTCTGACTTCTTCTCCGAGTATATTCGGAAGAATCAGTTTGCCAGATACATGGGAACAACCATGGGCAGCATGATCCAGGTGCGTGAAGACCTCACCCGCAAGGCCGGGGATACCGTGGTTTTCCCGACCGTCCGCCGCCTGATCGGCGCGGGTGTTTCCGGAAACACCGTCCTCGAGGGCAACGAGGAAATCCTCAACGCCCGCAGCCTGAACCTCGTCGTCAGTGCCTTCAGACACGCGGTCGCGGTCTCGGACTGGGACGAGCAGAAGTCGGTGATCGATCTCCGCGAGGCCGCCAGGGAAGCCCTGATGAACTGGGAGTTGGAGAAAATGCGCTCCGACATCATCACCAGCCTCGAGGCCATCACGGCGGACGGCAACGTGCAGATATCCTACGCCGCCGCCACCGCCGGACAGCGCAACACCTGGATGGTCAACAACGCCGACCGCGTCCTCTTCGGCAACAGCAAGGCGAACGCTGTCTCCGGTGTCATGGCGACCGCGCTGACGACGATCAACAACACCAGTGGCAAGATGACGGCGGCCACCGTCACGCTGGCGAAACGCATCGCGCGCACCGCCAGCCCGCGCATCCGGCCCATCAGCGTCAACGACGACGAGGAATGGTTCGTGATGTTCATGCCAAGTCTGCCGTTCCGCGATTTGATGACCGACCCCGTGATCATCAACGCGATGCAATACGCCTGGGATCGCGGCCGCGATAATCCACTGTTCACGGCTGGCGACATCCTCTGGAACGGCGTCATCATCCGTGAGATCCCGGAAATGCCGGTTCTCGCCGACGTGGGCGCGGGCGGCACGGTGGACGTGGCGATGTCGGCGCTGTGCGGCGCGCAGGCACTCGGCGTCGCCTGGGCGCAACGGATGAAGTCAACGACCAACACGCGTGATTACGGGTCAATGGGCCCCACCGTTCATTAATGGACGGTTGCAAATCCGGTGAACTCAGGGAACCTCTCATGATCGGATATGAGACAATCCTGAGCCAAGGTTCGCGGTTCCAGTCCGCGTTCAAGGTGCAACGATCATCCCGTAAGGGAGTAGGGGCAAGCGCCCCGAAGCGCCGGACACCCCATTGGGGTGATGATATGATCTCATCTGCCGGGCGACCGGTAGCAGCCCACGCTCGGGCGGTCAGTGCCTCGCGACCACTGGCGAAGAACGGCTACGACACCGTAATGACATGCATGGTGTCGGGATTCAGGAGATGCGTGGCGTGGGCAAACTCAGGTTTGGCACGGACCCAACGGTGGATACGAGTAAGCCCGTTGACGCAGGAGTCGTGAGTGTCTGGACAGCAGCCGAGCCAGACGCATAACGATACCGCAACGAGAAGGCGGTAGCGGATGTTGAACCTTCAGTGCTACACTGAAGCGAGGCCGTGGGGTGTCTTCAGCACCCCAGCGGTCTCTAACCACCGACATGAGGCAACCATACCGATGGCTATTCCATACGTGCCCTACGAAGGGCCGATTGTCACGCGCGCCGAGGCTCTGGCTGCTGGCCTGACGCGGTTCTTCCCAGGCTCAAAATGTCGCCGCGCCGGTCATCTGAGCCAGCGCATGACATCAAACGGCGGGTGCCATGCGTGTCTCGCTCTCCATAGTGAGGCATGGCAGAAGGCTAACCCTGAGAAGCAGCGCGCGGCGATCCTTGCTTGGAAGGAAGTCAATCAGGAGAAAATCCTGGCGGATGGGCGGAAATATTCCGCTGAGCATCGACCACAAATTGCCGTTCATAAGCGAGCGTGGCACGCCAGACGCGCGGCGGCGAAACTCGCGGCGCATGTTCCAGATCCCGCTGACTATACCGGGCCGATCGTCACGCGAGCGGAGGCGAGAAGATCAGGGCAAACCCGCTTTTATACGGGGAAGCCATGCAAATACGATCATCTCAGTGAGCGTTCCACGGCCTCGTCATACTGCATAGCCTGTAATGCGATCATCCTCCGCGCCTGGAGCAACACGAGACGATCCGCTGAGGGCAAGTACACCCACGCTGACATTCTACGGATCGGTAACGCGCAAAAGTGGCGATGCCATTGGTGCGAAAAAGACACCAAGCACCAGTATCATGTCGATCACGTAATCCCACTGGCCAAGGGCGGAACTCACTGGCCGAGCAATCTCGTTATCTCTTGCGTCCCTTGCAATCGAAGCAAAAACGACACCGACCCCATCGAGTTCGCGCAACGCCTGGGCCGCCTCCTCTAGCTAACGGAGCATTCAACATGGCAACGAAACCAACTGAGTCGATTGATCACACGGCCCGCTCAAACAGTGTGTCCGGGGCAGCGAGTGAGCCTGTCGTCGCCACACGGGCGGCGCTGACACCGGAGGAAATGGCGGCGGCATCGATCGGCGCGCAGATCAGCCTCGATTACAACTCGCCGGGCTCGCTCGGGGCGCGTGGCGGTGCCGCCGCCACGATGGAGGAGAACGTCGCGGCGTATGATGGGCACATGGTGGCGTTGGGCCTCGATCCCCTGGCGCCGTCAGGGCCGCCATCCGGTCCCGAGGTGCTGAAGGATACGGGAGGGGTTGTCGGCAAGGCCACGAAGATCAGCAGCCTCGCCGCCGGGCTATTGTCGATCGCCAACATCC